CCAGCACCTTTTCCCACTATACAACAGAATCCAACACTTTCGAGATATGCAATCCAGTCTTTTTGCTCTGCACTGAGGCTGCCGCCTTTGCTGCGCTTCATCTCAACCCACAGGCTCCAAGCAGGCACAAACAGATCGGGCACGCCAGAGGCCACGCCTTCAGCCTTCAGGCGGCCAGCGGTGGCTTTGCTCCTGGCACCACCATTTGGGATCGCAAAGATGCGCACGTCTGGCCAGGTCTGCCGAAACCAGCGCACCAGCTCGCGCTGCTCCTCGTGTTCGGTGGGGATTAAAACGGACATGCAAACTCCCATTTGTCGCAGGCATTCACCTCGTCAGCAAACTCGCTTGGCGGCATCATGTCGAAGACCGAGCAGTTGCCTTCCTGGCTGAAATACTCGCAGGTGTGGCAGCACTTCGGCGGCCCAGACTGCACCCATTGGCGATAGTCAAGCAGGAATTGTGGCTCTGGTGGTCTGGTGGTCATAGTCTCTCCGTGTGGTTGTTGATATAGTCGATCTTGAGCATCTCAATGGAGCCGATTACCTCGTAGACATTGGAATGCTCACCAAGTACGCAGGACATTCGCAGTCCGTCATTAAGAAAGCCTGCCGCAAAGAAGGACTGCAAGCGGCCAGATTCAGCGTCGGCCAGAATGTCTTTGAGTGCAGCAATCAGTCCCTCATTTGGCTCGCTGGTTGGTATAGACCCACCACGCAAGGCTGTGATGTTGCTCATCTGCTTCTCCTTTGCTCGTATTTCCAAAAAGACCAGGTCATGTCCCTGGTGTCCACTGCATACCCAGGCACACCAGTCAGCGCAACCTGGCATGTCCGAAACTTGCGCATGGCCTTCATCAAAATCTGGCGCACACGCTCCTGTGTCCGGTCCATCTCCTGGCCTGCTTCGCGCAGCGTGCAGTTGTCCAGCACGCACAGCGCCACAGCCCACTCCTCCATCTCTGTCAGTGGCGTGATGGCCACCAGACGCCTGGCGAAGTCTTGGCGCAGAACCAGGTCAGGATCGGTGCAGGTCGGCCAGTGGGTGTCAACCGGCTCGCACGGCTCTGGCTCGATGTGGCGGCTGTACCAGATGGCCTTGACCTCACTGGACAGGCTGGCCACACCAATCTTGCCGTAGTGCGGCAGGGCTTTGCCTCGGCTCATGCCCAGCTCCTCTTGATGACTCGGTGAAACTTCCCGTCCATGCGGTACTCAATGGCTTTTGGCGGCATGCTGCCATTCATCTGCGCGGCCAAGTATTCCAGCCCTTCGCTATCGCCCATGCGCTCAGCCTCGGCCAGATGCGCTCCTGATGAGTTGGCCATCTTGAAGAGCTGCTGCATCGCACGCTCTCCAGCATAGCCATCGTGCAGCACCGGCAGGTACTCGGTGATGGGCTTGTCGGACAGGCTGCCATAGTATGTGCAGGACAACATCTCCTTGCCGCTGGCCTTGCTGATGTGCCTGCGCCAGTTCCAGCTCGTCACCTCGAGGTCTTTGCCTTCCAGGCCCATGATGTCGTCGTCGCGCAGCTCCAGCTTCTTGCGCTCAGGCTCTGGAAAGGCATGGCCGCAGGCAGGGCAGTTGGCCACCGAAATGGCGCACAGCTCACCGCAGTTGTCGCAGACCTTCACCGGCGCTTCACCGTTGCCGTCTCCTGCCTTCTTGGGTGGCTGCACAGCCGTGATCGGCCCGTGCGTGGCCACCACTCCAGCGAAGTCCAGCACCAGGCAGTGATCGGTGTGGCTCTTGACCCTCATGCCTCGGCCTGCCATCTGGACGTACAGACTGGCCGACATGGTCGGGCGCAGCATGGCGATCAAATCAATGTCGGGGTAATCAAAGCCGGTGGTCAGCACGTTGGCGTTTGTCAGTGCGCGGATGCGGCCTGCTTTGAACTCAATCAGCAGGTGCTCTCGCTCCTTCTTCGGCGTCTCGCCTGTCACGCACTCAGCCGTCACACCATGCTGGCGCAGGACTTCGGCCACGTGCTGGGCGTGCTTGACGCCTGTGCAGAACACCAGCCACGCCTTGCGGTCCCCGGCCAACTCGATGACCTCGCGCACCACTTTCTGGTTGTTGTCGTCGGTATCGACTGCGGCCTGCAGTTCGGCCTCGATGAACTCGCCCCCTCGCTTATGCACGCCAGTCACATCCAGCTTGGCCCTGGTGACCTTGCTGCGCAGCGTGGCCAGGTAACCCTTGAACACCAGCTCCTCGATGCTCACAGGCTCGATCAGGGCATCGAACAGGGCAGGCTTGTCGGTGATCAGGCCGTGTCCCAGGCGGTATGGCGTGGCCGTCAGACCGATGACACGCAGCGCAGGGTTGATGGCTTTCAGGTCGGCCAAGAACTGGCGGTAGCCCCCCTCGTCCTTGTGGTTGACCAGGTGGCACTCGTCAATGATCACCAGGTCGACATGGCCGATCTGCTTGGCCTTGGTGCGGATGGATTGGATGCCTGCAAAGGTAATCGGCTCTCCGAGTTGCTTTTTGCCAATGCTGGCCGAGTAAATGCCAAGCGGCGCGCCTGGCCAGTGCTGGCGCATCTTCTCGGCGTTTTGCTCGATCAACTCCTTCACGTGCGTCAGCATCAGCACTACGGTCTCGGGCCAGTTCTGCAGCGCGTCCTTGCACAGCGCAGCCACGATGTGGCTCTTGCCGGAGCCGGTGGGCAGTACCAGGCAAGGGTTGCCTGCGTGGCCTGCCTCGAACCACGCATAAAGCTGGTCGATGGTTCGCTGTTGGTAGTCACGCAACATCAGGTTCCTCCATGATCTTGCGTGCGGCAAAGTGCCAGTAGTTGTTGCTGTGCTGCTGCGACTTGTGAATCTCCATGAACTTGTCGTGCAGGCGCTTGCGTTCGGCTGCGGCAATGCTGCGCTCGTACTCGGTCCAGTGCGCCTGCGTCCATGTGCGGTTGCGTGCATACTCTGCGACGAGCGAGGCAAAGACATTCAGCTCAGGATACAGATCGGTGCCAGGAAGCAATCTGGCAGCAGTGCTGTCGTCTCTAATCAATCCAGCTTCCCGCGCCATGCGGATGATGTCTTCTTTGGTCATGCCTCACCCCCAATGCCGTGGGCGGCTTCGGTGGCGCGGTCGTATTCGTCAAGACAAATGCTCAGGGACGCAGCAAGGTGAGATGCGATCTTGATGCTGCCTTCGCTGTCGTAAGCCTCAACGCTTTCGTCCATCGCTGCTCGGGCTGCATCAATCACCGCCTTGGCCGCATCCGTCAGCGGCCGGCGCTGTGCTGCGGGTGGGGTGGTGTACATGTCCTGAATCTCTTTGGCGATAGCGACGGCAAGCTGAACGTCCATCGGCTTCTGTGCGTTTTCTGGATGCGTCCAGCCACGGGCAATAGCCCCAAGCACATCCTCCCACGCCACCGGCTCCTGCTCAATGGCGGTGCGGAGGGCGGTTATGGCTGGATCAACAATTTCGTCGGCAAGTGATCGATAACGGCACTTTCCCAACGCTTCCAGCGCCTGCCGCATTGCGGTGATGCTCATTGCTTCGATAGTCATCCCACAATCCTCCCGCCGAAGTCCCTGCGCATCTCGGCAATAAAAGAATCACCGCTGGCGCAGGCAGCGGCATTGGCCAGCAGCTCCTTGGAGCTGTAGACACCTTCTTGTTCTGGATCACCGTTGGCAATGGTCACGCCACCAACCACATAAACAGCCGTCCACTCGTCTGGCCCATCCTTGCGCTGCCAAGGCACCAGATCGGGATGCAGGACATGGCTCTCGCAGCCGGTGCGCTGGGCCTCCAGCGGGATCGTGTCGTCCCACTTGGCGCAGTGCCACTCGCTGGCCTTGGTGGCCGTGCTGTGCGCACAGGTGCGGCAGTTCACATGCTCGGTGGTCTTTGTGCTATGGCAGAATTCGTGCGCATCGCAGAACTTGCACTGATACCAGCTTGGGTCTGTGCTGATTGGCGGCGGCATCCGATCCTCTGTGGCCAGCCTGTGGCCTCGCTGGATGTACTTCTCGGCCACCTCCTTGTCGTAGCGCACTCGCTCGGTGTAGATGCGGTCGTCGTCCTTGCAGACGGCCAAGTAAAAGGCACGGTCGATCTTGGTGCCGTGCATGTAGAGCTGCATCTGCACAAAATGCTCAGGCTTGGACTTCTCCACGCCTTCTTTCACCAGGTCATCAAATGACTTTTTGCTGTGCGTCTTGAACTCGGCCACATGGCGCTTCTTGGGCGCTTCAGGTACTCCTGACTCGATGATGGCGTCCAGGCTGCCTGAAACATGGCAGCCAAGGTCAACACGGCTCTGTGCGCTGCCTGTGCTGCGCACGTCCATACCAATGGCTCGCAGGTCTGACACGATGGTGGCCTCCTCCATCTGGCCACGCCTAAACAGGCGCAGGACTCGGCCAGGAAATGTCGGCTGCACAGCCCAGCGAAAACTCAGCCACAGCCACCGATCACACACATGGCCGAGCTGGCTGCAGCCCATGTGCGGCCTGGGCACCTCGGCCTTGGCCTCATGTGCTTTGTCAATCAGCCCTTGGATGCTATGATTTGCTTCGGGTATCTTCATGGTTCCCGTCTCCTTCCTGTAGTTGCCACATTGCCCCAGGTTCCTCACGGTTCCTGGGGCTTTTCTTTGGGTGGGGGTACTCGAAATCTCTACATGCGACTGGAATCGAACCAGCATCTTTCCAACATGGGAATGCTCTACCAATTAAGCTACGCACAACCCAACTAGGTGTGAGCAGTGGATGCTGCTATGCCTAGACCGAGATTCTTTCCCCCCAAAATCACTTCTTCAGCCAGGGCGGTGCTGCCTTGGCCGGTGCTGCGGGAGCAGGTGATGCTGCAGGTGCGGCTGGCTTAAATGCTGGGGCTGCTCCACCATTGATTGCGCGATAGCCCTTCACATCGTTGCTGGCC